AAGACGGGCTATGTCGTCATTGTGGGTAATCATCACAACAGTTTGCCGGAACTCCGCGCTGGTGCGCTTGATAAGTCCCAGCACCTCGGCGCTGGTCTTGCTGTCAAGGTTGCCGGTAGGTTGCTATCAGTTACTACTACTAATTTATAGCACTATTTTATTAAATCAGATAGCAATAAGATCTTTCCATGTTGCCGGTCCGCATACTCCATCTACTTCCAAGGCTCCGTTTCTTGATTTCTGGTATGCTTTAAGTGCATAAATAGTATTGTCCCCAGCTTCTCTGTCAAGGTCAAGAACTTTGCTGTTTCTTCCTTTGAATCCTCTTGCGACAAGAATTTCCTGTAAAAGCAATACGGATGTTCCTGTGCTTCCTAACTGTACTGTTTCCGGTTCAAACATGTATTTACCTCCTGTTACTGTGCTACTATTTTCCTTTGTGTTGTTTGTCTCTCCATTAACAATACTGTAATCTGGTGTACAGAATTTTGTTCCTGGGAGTTGACTGTTTAAATAGCTCTTTGCGCATACGCCTCCGCCATTGGCAATAACGTCGGAAGCTCCTGACGTGTTCCCCTCAATCGTATAAAATCGATCTCCGATTACTGCCGTAACAAGTCCAGTATGTACAAACTCTTTTTTCTTACTGTTCCAGAATATGACAATATCTCCGACTTTTGGGTTTGCGTTCAACTTGAAATATCTCTGCATATCTGGACAATACACATATGGCCAATGTTTTAAAAGTTTCTTTGCGGTTTCCAGCCCAAATGCTTTCATAAAGCACCAGGCAATAAATACGGCGCACCAGTATGATCCATTCCATTCTGGCAAAACATCTCTCCAATATTTCGTGAAGTTTGCAGAGCCTGCGTTTGCTGTTTTACTATCAAGCTGGCTATTTGACTTTTTCTCCAGATAGCCTTCTTCATTTTTCGCAATTAGAATAACTTTTTCAATTGCCTTGTCCACGTCTGTTCCTCCCTCCTGCTTTTTGCTTTCTGCATAATCTTTATAGAATATATTTCTATCTACAGTTCCGCTGATGCCTGGTATCTTCGCTTTGCTGGAATACTGCCAGCCCACACCAAAGTCCGGCCGGAGTCGTTCCTGTAAGGTGCCGTTATCTGATGCTGGATAACGTGCTATCCAGAAATCATATTTTTTTAAATGTGAGCAAATTACATTTTCATACCAGTCTACATTGCAATAGATTCCAAACCGATATCCGGCCGCAATGATAATTTTCTCGAATGCTTCTGCCAGTTTATGAATGCTTTCTGATCCAAGCACACGCTGGTTGTTCCACTCCAGATCTAACCACACCGGGAACTGTAGTTTTCTTCCTGCAAGCACCGCAACAACTTTTTTTGCTTCTGACTCAATCTCTGAAACTGTCATTGCGTAAGAATATTTGTATGCTCCCATTGGAATATTGTGTCTCTGGCACTCCGTATAATTTTTTTCAAAATATTTGTCCGTAACATTTCCGTTCTCTGTGATCCGGAGGATCGCGAACCCCATTCCATAATCTGCAACGGTATCCCAATTAATATTTTCCTGCCAGGCGGAAACGTCAATTCCTTTGATTTCCATATTTACCTCCAGAAAAAAGCCCGGCATTATACCGGGCTGTGCAAAATTATTTTGTTCCGTCAGAAAACAAGTTTTCGTCTGCTGATACTTCCGGGATTCCTGCGACGCTTGTGAGCAAGCTGACAACTCCAGCCACCACTGCAGAAGAAACAACCATCTTCCAATCCACCGCAGAAATCACGCTTCCGGCGCCGATCACGCCCACCGCAGTCTGTGCCATTGTCTTAACTGCTCTGATTCCTGCTTTCTTCCACCATTTCACGGTATCTACACCCGGTTTAAATACACAATTGTCAAACATTTTGTCCTCCTTATAATCCGAACTGTTTTGCAATAATTCCAATTGCAATGCCTAACACTGCTGTTAATAAGTAACTTGTTACTGTCCGCCACTTTTCCCCGTCCCTCGCTTCCAGTGCTTCCAGTCTGGCGCTCTGTTGTCCCTGCTCCTTTACCATGTTTTCCATGTTTGTTGCAAGTGTCTGAACCGAAGCAACTAACTCCTGGAGCTGCTGGACGCTATTCTCCATGATTTCAATGCGTCTATTTTGGCGATTGTCTTCTGCTTCTATTCGTTTTCTGAACTCCTCATGCTCTGCCCGTGTAATTACTTCATTGTCCATCTCTATTTCCTCGTCGTCTACATCTGCATATTTACGACATTCATATTCCAGAATATCAAGATCTTGGTCAATCTCCGCCTCTGATTTCTGTTTTAACTTCAAATCATAAATCGTTGACCAGAGTCTGCTTATGATCTGCAACTTTGTCATTCTTCAACGATTTCCTCCATACCTGCATCAATGAGTAATTTTTTTACTTTTTCTTTTAAGAGTCTCGGTACTCTGTTGTACTCCTCTTTTGCTTCTTCAATAGTATCTTTGCTTAAAATTTCAGTAGCCCATAACTTCGCCATCATTTCTTTGTCTCCTTTGCTCAATAGCATTATAATTAAGTTTCTACGCATAAACCTGTTCACTCATTTCCAGCAAACAGTCTTTTAACATCTCAATCTGTTCGGACTGCTCTGCCAATAACTGTTCTGTGCTTTTTTCTGTTGCTGGAATGTATTTCAAATATTTTTCTGGGGACGCTCTTACAGTCTCCTCTGAAATCTTTTTCTGGTCTTCCCGGAACTGGTTGAAATCATATTCATACACTGTCTGTTCGATGTGTTCCGGATTCTCCGGATCTCCACCTGAATAAGTCTCTGTTACGGTATTTTCATTCAGGCAGATCATTACATCTACTTTTCCGTCAGGCAGCGTATTCCAGGTTACAGGGTTCTGTTTTTCTGTAAATCTTGCTTTCACGGCTCACCCTCCTTTTCGCTTTCTCAAATATCTTGTCTACGTTATATTTCTCTCTGAAATATTCAGAGTCAGAATGTTTGAACCATCCGTAATATGCTATACACCGGTACGCAAGATCTAATGGTATCGCTTTTCCTTTCTCCACATACTTCCCAGCTTTCACAAATGCCCTGCGTCCTCTCAGAAAAATGCTTCTTCTTACTTCTGTGTGGTCCCGGTATATTTTGAACCCCATCATGTCAATAGGCTCTCCATGATGTTTTCCGTTCTTATCTATCCAGTCAATCTGAAACAGTTTCCAATTCGGTTTTACTATCAGATCTAAATATTCATTCATGTACTTAATAAGCAGCTGCATAGCTTTTCTGACATCCGCTTTTCTGCTTCCGATCAGCAGGAAGTCGTCCATATAAAACAATACATGATTAATCAGACGTATCTCTTCGGCACTGCCGTCTCTGTGCTTCTTTCGTTTGAACAGTTTTTCAGCTGCATAATGATAAGCAGCGCTGAGATAGTAATTGCATAACCACTGGCTTAAATATGATCCGATCGACAGTCCCTGGTCGAATGAGTCAATCAAAACAAAAGTCAAATAAAGCAGGTCCTCGTTTTTGGCCTGCTTCTCTAACATTCTTTTTAGTTTTCTCCTGTTAATTGATGGATAACACTTCCGGACGTCTCCCTTTGCTGCTATTCTGGTCTTGCCCGGATTCTTACGGATCCAGTTCTCAATTGCTGTCTTTCCATAAACCTGTCCCCTTCCTGGAATACTTGCGCACTGATAAGTTCCTATTTTTCTTTCAAATAGTTCTCTCAATCCGTTTGTGGCTACATAATCGTATATCTGCTGTTTTATGCACTCAACGCCTATATCTCTTACTTTTCCTGAATTTCCATCCAGTCTTGCGCTTGTCTTTATAGGATCAAAAGATACTTTTCTAAGTTTTATTTCTTCTTCCATTCCTGCCGCTGCTGTGCAGACTAAATTATGTAACCAGTCTTTAAGGTTTTCTTTTATAATTCTGTGTATCTGTCTGGCTGTAATGATATTCGTATAGTTTGCTAGAAATCTGGCTGTATCCATACGGTTCCATTTATCGCTTAGACATTCGTAGATACATGCGGTTATAAAGTTCTGATCTAATGTTATGTTTTTACAATACCGTTTCATTCGTTTCTTGATATAAGGGGTTTTCGGTGTTTCTACTCACCCCACACATGAATCAACTGCATTCATGGTCCTTGTCTCAGGCCCCTATGCTCCCGATCACAAGGTTCGGCTTCAATCAAATTTCGGTGATGCCCCACGCTGCTGTTGCAGGCTCCGTCCTGCGGAGCGAAATGTAACACAAATATCAAATCATTTTCAAGAAAATCCGGAGACGATATTCCAGTTCGCATTGCCAACGCCATTGTTCGCATTCAGAATCCAGAGGCCGTAAATCGTGCCATTGTTCAGATTGCCCAGGGACAGCCAGGGAACAGGAACCGCTACCTCGTGTTACAAGTCCGTAATTTATTGCTATTCTGCTTTTCACAGTTGATTAGTTGTCAGTTGCATATAGGGGACAGCCCCTCTGTCAGGCTGCCGCCTGCCATTCACCCCGTGTGCCGTTCGGTGAAACGCCGGAGACGATATCCCAGGCCGCACTGCCAACGCCATAGGACGCACGCAGAAGCCAGAGGCCGTAAAACGTGCCATAGTTCAGATTGCCCAGGGACAGCCATTCTCTTTGGCCGCTCGTGCTTGAATCTGTATACAGTCCATTGCAGAATCCTGTTGTACTTCCGGCTTTTGTTTCCGTCGGTACCATGATTCCCAGGGCTGGATCAACAAAGCATTTTGAGATGTATTTCCATGATGCTGCTGTGTATGTTACCTGAGCCGCTACTTTCTTGTATCGTGTCTTTGCTGCATTCATATCCGTTGTAAGCAGTGACGCATCCATACAGATGTATACGTCTCTCTTTGGTGCTCCGTCTTCATCTGTAACAATATCCATAAATACATTACTGAGGACTTCATAAGCACCGTATCCGGTTTCGATTCCCTGGATCTTGAATGGATTCTTGTTATCTGTATTTGAGAACGGTGATCCATCTGATCCAAGCACGCTGTCGGTTGAGCCGGTCCGCCATGGCATTGTTGAGATGCAGGTCGTTAATGTCGTGTTGAATGGTTCTGTATCCAAATATATTGCAGAATTTGTATCGTCTACCGGTTCGATCCTCAAGATCTTAACGTCATATGCAAGATTGTGCATGTATGCGTAATATCTGTCTTTATTTGTATTTGAACCAATATCCCCGACAGATACATAAGACCCGACAATATAATTGTTTGCTTTTGCTTTCGGCAGGATTACTCTCGTTACTCCAGTTTCTGCGACTGTCGCCATCTCCTGAGATGTATATGAGTTACATCCGGTCATAACGCTCCTGCTGTTGATTGTAGCGTACAGAATAATCAACATGAGCTGTTTATAAAACAGGTCCCAGTTGGTTGTACCAACGTATCTGCTTCCTTTTTTCTTCATGTATGCGATCATTCCGGTGTGAGATATTGGTTTGCCGCCTTTCTGACTTCCGTTTGCAAGAATCAAGCCTGCTGAACTATATGGCACTCCATCAATATCTCCGGCTCCATATTTCCCATGAACCATAAACGGGGAAAGTGTGCCGTCTGGATTGATGGATTCTCCCATCGGTACAAGTCCCAGGGCTTCGTTTGGACTATCAGAGTAGTGATAATCTACATACTCCGGATTATCCGTAATTCCTACCCAGGCGGACATTGTAACCTCTCCGACATCCACCTTTCCAGTTTTCCTAAAATCTGGTTGTCCCTGCAGTGCGGTTATATGAATAAAACCATTATCATCTACAGTGAAGTTACAAGGGAAGTGCATAAACAAGCCGATCTCTCTGTAATCATCCTGCCCGATCACAGTATTTGTAGACGGTTTTCTCACCAGTCCTTCATTGTCGTTCAGTTTCACGCCTGTTGGACTGGTAGAAGTGTCATACTTGTAGATTCTCGTTGTATATACTTTTCCAGTCCTGCGGAGGGCAAAAAAGTTTGATAATGCGTTTTCAATTCCTCCGCCAGCTGCAGTAATATTCTGGATCTGTTTATTTGCTTCTGCCTGAATGTTGCTTACCGCAGTCTCTCCGGTTTCCTGGAGATCTTCTTGCAGCTGTGTTCCCTCTGTAATTTTGGTTCCCAGAGATGTATCCAGGCTTGTTGCGGTCTTATTTGTTGCATCCAGATCTGTTTTTGTTTTGGTTGCTGTTGTGTTTGATGTATCCAGGGCGGTCTTGGTTTTGCCTGCTGCCATGTTGGAATCATCTAATTTTTCCTTTGTTGTATTCGCAGTAGAAACAGTAGTATCCAGCTGGCTCTTGAGAGCTGTTCCCTGGGTGATGTCAGATTCTAAACCGGTTTTCAGTGTTGTCCCCTGAGTAATATCTGAGTCAAGGCCCTGCTTTAAAGTCTGCGCGGTGCTGACTGATCCATCTAAAGCAGTTTTGGTCTGTCCGGCAGTTGTGTTTGACGCGTCCAGGTTCTTTTTACTGGTGTCTGCCGTTTTAACTGCAGTATCCAGCTGACTCTTGAGAGTGTTTCCCTGAGTGATGTCTGTATCAAGTCCCTGTTTTAATTCTTCCGCCTTTTTTACATCTGCTGCAAATGTCTGTTCTGTCTGTTCGTTCTTTGCCACTTTCTCTGCAATATCAGACTGTGCCGCAAGAATATCCGATTTTACCTGGTTGTATTCGTTGTTTTCGTCTGATACCGCATTGATCGCATTGACGATTGCATCACGGACGTCTCTGCCTTTCTGGGCCTTTGCGATCTGATCCGTATATTTCTTTACATCAGCCACGTTTACTCCTCCTTACCGATAATGCGTTTTGAGTATTCCTTTGCTTTAAGATCTCTTACCTCTGCAAGAATAGATGTGAGCATATAATCCATTAATGAGGCAGGGATTCCGCCCTGCACCATTTCTTTAAATATCACGCTCCGAAGTTCTTCTGTTTTCTTGTCCAGGATTGCTCCAAGCGGAAGTACTTCTGAGGTGTCCGAATCGGACACCTTTTTCTCTTCTGGTGTATCTTCTTTCATACTTCTTTCTGTTTCTTTGCTAACTTCGCTCATTTTTTTGTCCCTCCCTATTTCAAATGTGCTGTTGCAATATATTCTTTAATTGCATCCAAGTGACCCTGTACTTCTGTGTTCATCACCAGAAAGTTTCCTTTGTTATTCTGGCTAATAATGTTTCCGGTATCTTCGTCAACTTCGGAATAAGTGAATGCGATTCTGCTGCCCTCTCCGGTTGATAAATTCATAAAACTTGTCAGTACTTTTTTCATGCTGCTGCCTCCATTTGATTAATGATGGTTACTCTGTCATTTTCTAGTTCGGTTTCATAATCCGGCTCGGATATTTCTATCTCTTCCGCTGCATAATCAAAATCAAGTTCCTCGACAGCTCTGTCGTATGCTGTTTCGCTTGCATCTGCAAATCTCATGTGTTCATAATTTGTTTGCATTGCTTTTATCTCGAAACTAAATTTTAACCCTGGCGTGCCTTTTACCACAAAATGAGTCGGTTCTTTTTCTTCCACCCAGCAGTCCCCGTTACTTTCTTTCTGCAGAAATACATAATATGTAATCTCTGCATTTACGGATTCCTGGAAAATATCATCAAGGTCAATCAGGCAAGTTCCGTCATTTGATATCGTAGCTTTTCCGATGTCTCCAAAAATGGGTGACGCCATTTCGTAGCAATAGAACGCCTGCATTCCATAATCTTTTGTGTCAAATATTCTTTTCTTAGTTCCTCTGACACTCAAGTCTGAAAGATCATTTCCGGATCCAATGTTATATAAATGTCCTGACGCTTCGATATGTGAACTCGACTTTATCTTTCCACTTGCAGTTATAGTTGACGATGATGAAATAGCGTTGAAGCTTGATGCTGTTGTGGCTGTTATTGATCGCGTCTTGATGTGGTCAAAAGCACCATCACCGCAATCAATGTCGCCAAACAGTGCTGTTGTAGTAGCACCTCCAATTACTACTGTATTTCTATTTGTTCCTTTGTGCGCAATCTGACAAACTGAACCGTCTGATATTCTCAGTTTCTTTTCAGACGAATTTATTTCCATTTTGTAGTTTCCTGTTGCATATGCATACAGGCTAGTTGAATCAATCCAAAATCCGCCTATTTCGCCGCTAACGCATTGCATTGAACCATCTGTCAAAATTTTAAAATAACTGTTCGCCGTTACAATTCCGTTGAAATCTATTTTCGACGCATTAATCTTTACCGACTGTGCAGTCTGGTTGATTGATGATACAATTTCTCCAGCAGATACTTTCGACTCTATTTCCGTCTCTGTCTGCGTGATTCGGGAGCTGAGAGTACTTTCCGCACCTTTCGCACGGGAAACCTCTGACGTGATCGAGTTTTCTGCAACTGTGATCCTGGATATTGCAGTTTCGGCCGTACTTTTTGCGGTGTCAGCTGTATTCTTTGCAGTGTTTGCTGTTGTCTGTGCTGCATCTGCCTGGGCTTTTGCAACACTAATATCCTGATCCTGGATTCTTTCCCAGGATGCCGTTTTGCTTCCTGATGTTGTTCCGGAGCATTTCCATAGCAGATTTATATTGTTTCCGTAGCTTCCATGATTCGGACTTTCTGGATATGTCCCTTTTGTCAGTTCAGTTGCAGTGTAACTCGGCAAACTCTCAATTGTTGCTCCTGATGTTTCTCCGGTTGTTCCGGTAACTGACGCTATAGCGAAACCGTAGAAGCTATCGCTTGAACCGTCTGTATGCCAGTACACATAAAATTCTGAGGATGGAACAAAAACAGATGCACCAGCAATGTCAGTTCCTCCCAGCTTCGCTGCAAGTTTCATTGTTCCGTTATCACTGTAATAAATCTTTACATAATCATAATTTACGCTTTCCGTTCTGGAGTCTGATGAAAATGTGATCTTTAATCCAGGAACCTTATATGTATATCTGTACGCATATCCGGTTGTGATATCATAGTAAATATCTCCTATGTGCAGCGACTTTAAATCGTCGCTTGTCCAGGAGGACGCTGGTTCATTTGATGTTGTCGGTATTTTACTCCCGTAGAAATTACCGTTTTTCTCCGACACTGCCTGGCGTACCGTAGTTACTTCAAGAGTAATATTATCTGTCGCCATTTTAATAGCTGCCGTCATTTGTTCTGTTGTGGAATAACTTTTCAGCTTTTCATCTGTATCGGCTTTTGCATTCTTTTCCGCATTATCTGCAGCTGTCTGGCCGGCTTTTGTGGCATTGCTTTCCGCGGTGTTTGCAGCATCTTGGCCAGCTTTTACCGCTGCATTGTATTTTTCTTCTGTTTCCACGGTTGTTGTATATGTTTTTGATACTTCCAGAGAAATGCTGTCCGCCGCCTGTTTGATTGCGCTGTTCATCTCCAATGTGGTTGAATATTTCAACAGCTTCGTATCGGTGTCAGCTTTTGCGTTCTTTTCTGCCTGATCTGCGGCCGTCTGACCGGTTTTTACCGCGTCCATGTACTTTTCTTCTAGCTGTCCAGTTGTGGCGTATGTTTTAGACACTTCCAGCGTAATGCTGTCTGCTGCCTGACTGATCGCGCTATTCATTTCAACTGTTGTGGAATAGTTTTTCAGTTTTGTATCGGTATCGTCTTTTGCATTCTTTTCCGCATTATCTGCAGCTGTCTGGCCCTCCTGGACTGCATCTGCGTAGAGCTTGTTTGCCATCTCTTGCGTTGTATATGTTTTCGATACCGTCGAAAGAATACTTGTCTCAGTCATTGTGATCGCTGATCTGAGCTTTTCCTCTTCCCCTTTTGCCCTGGACACCTCCGCGGTTATAAGTCCCTCCTGGACCTCGATTTTTGAAAGTGCAGATTCTGCTGTGCTCTGAGCTGCTTCAATGTCCTTATCTTTTACTCTTACCCATCCATACTCATTACTGTCATTTTTCTGATACTGATAAGCATAGCCGGTTGTGGTATTGAAAAAGAGATCTCTTTCGTGTTCCTGCCTCAATTCGTCTGTCGTCCAGGCAGATGCTGGATTGTTTTCAGATGTTGGTTCATAATTTCCGTACCAGTTTCCGGATTTTCTCTCCAGCTGCTGCTCCAAACTCGAAACAGAAAGAGTTATCTTTCCGTCCATGGCTTCCAGGGATGTTGTGACCTCTTTCAGAATCGCTGTTTTATTTGCAGAGTCTCCATCTGATATTTTGGTTTCAATGTAGTTTTTGCACTCTGTTGAGAGTGCTTCTGTTTTAACAGAACCGGCAAGGATTCTCTCTCCTATAATCTGGCCATCCAGTGTCATTCCGATCGTGTACGGGCCGTTATATCCATTGTGAGATCCGCCGATTCCGTTTTTATTTATCTGTAGTATATTTGTTGCCTGTTCTTTGTCCGGTGCATCCATGTACAGATCCCGAAGCCAGAGACCGTTTTCATCAAATTCTGTGAGTTTGTATCCGCCTTTTGCTCCCGTCATTTGTTTCGTAAGATTATCAATTGCGGATTTCATCCAAGACGCTTGAACTCTTCCAGCCTCTGTTGTTTCCTGCCGGATCTGAGTAAATGTCCCAGTAGTCTGATCTGTGAAAGACTGCTGCAGATTTTCTCCCAGTGTCAACTGCGCCTGATCTGGTTGCTGCAATGGGATTTTCATTTCCATAACCGGCAATACTTTTTTCATTCCATACGGAATTGCATTGCAGAGCACACGGTCTCCTATATCAAAAGAATCATAATCCTGGCCAAACAATGACAAATCCACTGCAGTCAGGGAAATGACAAGGTTCTCATACTGCTGCGTCGTCAGATATTCTGTTGCTTTTTTTAGGAGGTTCGCTGGCGTTGCTACATCGTCCCACTTCTCTGTTTTCCACACCCATCCGAAACTTTCTACCGCCTCTTTGCTGTATATGTAGTCTTTTCCGTCGTTTACGGATGTAATGTCCACATTCTTTTCAAGGCGTTCAAATTCGGATGCGTTTTCGTCTGTTTCCTGTTCGATTGCTGCCCCCAGCGGGATCAGAGCTGTGATAACATCGTCGGCAGTCATTGTCTCTGAGTAATCAAGCAGGTTCTCTCCGAATTGAATTGGTTGTTCGCAATACTTGCCGTATTCCTGTATATTTATCCAGTCAAGGTATAGCTTGTCTTCTTCGTGTCTGAGTCTCAGGTATCCGCCCAGGCGATCAACCAGTTTCTCCCTGATCGCTTCAAGGGTGTTTTCTCTGTCAGTTATCCTGTACAGAGAGTCATTGCTGTCATGGATCGTAACAACCCCGATATAGATTTTCTTTCTGTCCTCAACCTGATTATTGTGCAGCTGTAGCCACGCGTCTAACATTTCCCTGGGCGACATGTCGTGCCATTCCTGCTGCGGCAGAATCGTATCTGCCAGGAACGACAACGCTCCGGTTGCTTTAATCGGTTGATTTTTAAACCGGTCTTTTTCTCTTGTGCGGACTTCTCCGTAAAAAATTTCTGTTTTATCTCTGTACACTGAAATCATGCTTTTTCTGTTATGAATATCATTGTACAGAGGATTTAAAGCCGGTACTTTCAGGGTTAACTCTCCTGCATATCCTGTCTGCAGGTCCAGCTCCGGATTGATAACTGCTGCCTCCCGGTCTCCTGGATAATACAGGATCTTGCCATCTAATTTAATTTTGTACATTACAATGATCCCCTCCTGTAAACAATGTCCAGTGTTCCTGATCCGGCAAATTCAAGTGTTACGTCAGATCCGTATACAACAATATCTGGAAAGCGATTTCTCCCCAGTGTCAGAGTGTAGGTTTCTCCGCACGCTGTCACCTTTAGTCCTGTTGATCCAATACTTTTTACATTCAGCACCGGAACGATTGCTACATCTCCAGAATATACTGTATATGATCCTGATCCAGATATTGTGATCCCGGCTCCCTGATCTATCACTCCGGTTTCGAAGTCGAACGGATCCCAGAGCCATTCCTCCGTTGAGTCAGCAAGCGAATATTTATAAGGATCTGCTTTCGGAACGCTTAAATGAAATTGACCGATCTCTCTTGACCGGTCAAAATCTGTTATGTACGCTCTTCCGGTCCAGTAATATGCTGGATCGTTTGAAAATGTTATCCTTATATTTTTACCATGCAGTCTGTTTCGAATATTCGAAATAAAACTGTCCCAGTCTTCGCGTGGCTTCTTACCTCCGAACAGAATATCAATTTCCCTTGATTTATATACTGGTCTGCCGGTGATTGCTTCTGATCCATCCAGAAAACCGTCAGCTCCAGGGATGTCAATGAAATACGTCTCTACCTCTGGTTCCCCGATATAATCATTATTGCCAATTGCGCAGCCCCAGTCTGCTAATGTATCTATGACTTTCCCAGAGTTTTCAACAGTGATTGTTGCTTTTATTGTCAATACATTATTCATCTGTAAGCTGCCTCCTTTGCTATTCTTCCAAGTTCATTATTGATTGCAGGTGCAAGTTTTCCAGCCCACTCACGGTTGTCAAAATAAATATCCTGTCCGGCGCTCATCACCTGGATAAGCTGTGTTAACATACCGGTTATTCCGGCAAGGTCTGTTTTGCTCGGATCGCTTGCATCTTTCAGTGAGCTTGTATCCAGCTGTAAACTCATCTGTACGTCTTTCATTGCATCCGTTACCAGTCCCCGACTCTTTTCAATGCCGGTTGCAAGTCCCTGCATAAAGTCTGGCATCCAGTCCTCATAATAATGCAGCGGCCCCTCGTCCGGTCTCGAGAAATGCAACCAAGATCTGATCGTATTTGCTACACTTGATACTGCAGATGTGACGTTTCCTATGCAGCTGCGGATTCCATTTGCGATTCCGTTCACGAAATCCTGCCCCCATCTGATCGCCTGCCCTGGCAGACTTGTGATGTAACCTATCGCTCCAGAGAATCCATTCACAACTGTCGAATATACTCCAGACAGTGCGCTGGATATTCCAGAGACCACGCTTCTGAATGTTTCGACTGCTGAGTCTTTCATGTTTCTCGCGTAATCTATAACGGTTTCCTTGACATTCTGCCAGGTTTCCGAAGTGCTTGACCTGATATTGTCCCAGTATTCTGACGCATTCTCTTTCAGAGTCTGAATTGAGTCTGACGCTCTCTCTTTCAAATTTTCTGCTGCGTTTACAACAAAATTCTTAATAGAGGTCCAAGCTTTTGATGCTGCCTGAGATGCTGTTGTCCAGATTCGTGATAATGTATTCTTGAATCCCGTGAACATTGTTGTGACTGCAGTAACAAGTCCTTGCGCAAGCGTTGAAACTACCTGTTTGATTCCGGACCATATTGTTTTTGCTGCGTTCTGGATATTTGTCCAGATGTTTGACGCGTCTGTTTTTAGCTTCTCGAAGTTTCCTGTCACCAGGTCAATCAGTAAAATAACTGGCGCAAGAATCGTATTTTTCAGCAGTTCCCAGGCGCCCTGTGCAATAGCGACAAGTCCCTGCCAGATTCCCTGCAATGTAGTAACTGCATTCTGCCATAGTGTTGTGATCGTTGTTACAACTCCGGATATGACCGGATTCTGCATCATAGTTGTCCAGATGTTTGTGAAGAAATCCGACACCTGCTGCCAGATTCCGGACCACCACGCCGGAATACCTGTGAAGAATGTAATAACGCTGTTCCAGGCTTGCGGTATTGTTACCGTAAAGAATGTTATGATTCCATTCCAGATTCCCATGAAGAAATCCGATACCTGCTGCCAGATTCCGGACCACCATTCCGGAACTCCTGAAAGAAATTCCATCAATGTGCTCCATGCCTGTGGTATTGTCTCGGTAAAAAATGATGCTATCTTTTGCACAACAGCATTTACGCCGTCACGGAACCATTCGCATTTTGTGTATAGTAACACTAACGCGGCCACAATTGCGGCTATAACTGCGATTACCGGGTTTGCAGCTATAACGCCAAACAGAGCTGTAAAAGCTCCTTTTACTTTTCCAAGTATGCTCGTTATCGTTGTCAGTGTTTTCATCTTTGAAAACAGCGCTGCAATTGCAGATATTCCGGTCGCAACTTTCCCGATCATTATGAGCAGCGGTCCGATTGCGGCCACAATCAACGCAATTGTCGCAACTATCTTTTTCTGCCCCTCGCTCATTCCGTTTAATTTTTTCACGAAATCTTGGATCACCGAAACCGTTTTCCTGATGTACGGCATTAAAATCTCACCGAACGCAATTGCCAGCTCTTCTAATGCGCTTTTCAGCTGTGTGAGCTGACCTCCAAGATTATCCTGCATGGTGTTCGCCATGTCTTCCGCAGCTCCGTCTGCATCGTAGATGGAATTTATGAGACTCTGATATTCTGCATCTGTAGTATTTATAATTGAAAGCAGTCCGGACATTCCCTCTTTTCCAGCTATTGTCGCGGCATATTTCGCTTTCAATGCCCCCTCTGCACCATACGCCTTTTCTGTCAAGTCTTCCAACGCTTTGTTGTATTTCTTTTCTGTTAGGTCGCCGCTTTCGTACTTTGCTTCGATGTCTGCCAACTGTTGCTGAAACTCTTCCATCGGCATTTTGCACTGTCCAAATGATGAACGTAAGTTATCCATAAGTTCTTTCAAACTTTTCATAGATCCATCACTGTTTGACAATGAAATATTTAGATAGTCCATTGCACCCGCAATACTATCTGTTGGTTTTGCAAGATTTGTAAGCATTGTCCTTAATGCAGTTCCGCCCTGTGATGCCTTAATTCCTGAGTTAGCCATCAAGCCCAATGCTACAGCTGCATCTTCAACGCTATATCCTAACGATCCAGCCACTGGTGCGATATATTTGAATGACTCACCTAGCATACTTACGTTTGTATTGGAACTTGATGCCGCCTTAGCAAGGACATCTGCGAAATGTGTAGCGTTATCTACTTCTTTCGAAAAGCCATCTTTCACAATCGTCGTAGTTTCGTCTGCCGCTAGACCAAAAGCAGTCATAGCATCCGTTACGATATCAGATGTAGTGGCGAGATCTTCTCCACTGGCCGCTGCAAGATTCATGATTCCAGGAAGACTGTTGTACATATCCTGCACATTCCATCCTGCCATAGCCATATAGCCCATAGCGTCTCCGGCTTCTTTTGCGGAGAATTTTGTCTGTGCGCCCATTTCTCGCGCACGCTCTCGCAGCTTATCCATATCCTCTGCAGACGCTCCGGATATTGCCTGGACATTCGACATTGAGCTGTCAAAGTCTGCCGCTGTTTTAACAGCAGCGGTTCCCAGTCCAGTGATTGCCGCTGTAACTGGGAGCATTTTTTCTCCTGCGGTTGTCAGGTTCTCTCCTATTTTCCCGGCTTCCGTAGAAATCTGGGCCAGTTTTGCGGATCCTGATCCTACTTCGTTTTCCAGGGATTTCAAACTTTCCTCTGTTTCAATAATCGTCCTTTTCAGGGCATCATATTGCTCCTGAGAAACTTTTCCCTCCTGGAACTTCTGCTGTACTTCCTGTTCTTCATTTTTCAGGAGTTCCAGCTTGTCTTTTGTATTTCCAATTTCATCAGACAGCGCTCTCTGTTTCTGCTGCAGTAACTCTGTATTGGTCGGATCTAGCTTCAGCAGCTTATAAATTTCTTTGAGTTCTGTCTGTGTTGTTTTTATTTTTGTATTCAGTCCATCAATAGACTGCTGCATCTGAGTAGGCGCATTTTTCGCCTCAGTCTCCAGGGATTTCAGACTTTCCTCTGTTGCTATAATCTCTCGTTTGAGAGCATCGTATTGCTCCTGAGAAATCTTTCCTTCCGCAAAATGTTGCTGTGCCTGCTGTTCTGCAGTCTTTAAGGCTTCCAGCTTCTCTTTTGTGCTGCTGATCTCGTCTGCAAGGGCTTTTTGCTTCTGTTGCAATAGCTCCGTGTTTGTCGGGTCCAGCTTCAAAAGATTATTTATGTCCTTTAGCTGCGCCTGCGTTGTCTTGATCTGTGAATTTACATTTTTGAGTGAATTTTGCAGTCCTGTGGTATCGCCGCCGATCTCAATAGTGAGCCCCCTTATGTCGCGGCCTTTGGACAAGTGTTATCACCTCCGCCCTTAGAATCTGTCCATATCCTCCTGTGTTGCCATCTTCGGCCACTTGTAGTCGTCGTTGATTTTTTCCGTAAAAATATCCAGGACTAAACCTACTGTGAGCAGGTCTAAATCCTGGATGCTAATTCCGGTCTGTGCGCATCTCAAGAGGAATAGCGCTGTCGTCATTTCCCGGCTACTTGGCCGAAGTTTTTTTTTTCTTCTGCCTGTGTCTGTGTATTAAGGTTCCAAAGTTTTACAATTTCTGGAAGAATCTCGTAAATAGAGAATGTATCGAACTGATCTAACCAGTCATATACATCTTCTGGGAAATCCTGTCCCTTTTTCTGTGCTGCGTGTTTTGCCATTACGAATGCGACGTTTTCGAACATCTCCAAGTCCTCAATAGGAATGTCCGACTCGGACACCTTCTTTTCATTCTGCTTATCCTGTGATTTTTTTACGGACTTTTCAATTTTTGCCATGTCCTGAAAAATATCTCTCCGGAACTGAATCCGGTAGATCCTTGGAATTGCAGCAGAAGCGGCAAAAAGCACCTCTTTATCATCAATTTTAATTGTTTTTGTCAGCATTTTTATTCTCCCACAACTTTTTAATCTGCGTTAACAGCCTGTGCTGCTTCGGTGACTGTTTCCGGATAATACACTGTCTTATACCATCCGCTGTATACAGTGTCGTCTGTATCTACTGTGGTCTGAGCTTTTACACGTCCGTTTGGAAGCGGAGCATTGCTGATCGTAATTGTTTCTGTACCAGGTTCAATACTATCTTCTTTTGTCTGTGATTCGATTGACGGTCTGGTAGCTGTGCAATTGTAGAGAACTCGTCTGATTCCTTTCTGATCTCCGTCAAATTCAAACAGAAATGCAAATTTCTGTGTATCCGTAGAATCACTGATTTCATGCAGTACGCCTTTTTCGTCCTTCTTTTCTTTCAGGACATCCTGTCTGAAAGAATCCGGGATTAACGCAAATTCTGCATCTCCTTCATATCCGTTGTTTGCAGCTGACACATAATACTGGATTCCGTCTGCATAGAACGGTGAAATATCTCCATTTGCGTCAAGTGATATGGCTACAGATCCTGGAATCGCTTTCGGGACTTCAAAAGTAATTGTTCCATCTTCTCCTTCGTTCTGCAATGCGTAATGTGCGTTTTTAAGATTGTACTTAACTTTGTTATCTTTTTTACCCATCTTTATACCTCCATTTCGTATAAAACTTCGTACATTTTTTCTGAGTCAAGATATTCTCCTGTTTTGTCGTATGTGATTCCATACTTATCCAGGATGTCCTCTATCTTCTTTTCATTGTTCCAGTCCTTTTCATCTGAATACAATTCGATATTCAGAACGTCAATCTTTGCATATGTAATCCCGTCTGCGTGAAAATTATCGCTTCCCGGGATTCTCCATACAATAAAAGGCGGCTCTATCCAGTTATGAGTCGAAAAATGATCGTATTCATACGGCAAGCCGATTTCATTTAACATTTCTTTGATATTTTCAGCTGACATCATAGCCTTGACATGATCTCCTTTTCCAGCTCTGCTATTGCTGCCTGTTCTGCGGGTTCTACATGTTTGATTGCGGCTACCCTTCCGCCTCCTCTTTTCTGATGTCCTTTTTCAAGCAAATGCACCAGGGAGTATTTTGTATCGTGGATCGCAATAACTAAACTTGTAGAATTTTCTTTCACAACAGTTTTCTTCCATCCTTTTTTATACTTTCCGGTATTTACCGGGGATGTCTGTTTCAGCTTTGATACTGTCTTTTTTGCAACATTATTTACGCATTCCTTCGTTGTCTCAGCGCATTGTTTTCCATAGTCTTCAACAAGTCGATTTATTTCTGCTGCCAGATCATCAATTCTGATACTATCCGCCATTGTCGCCCCTCCTGTCTTTATACAACTGTACGATCTTTTCCAGTGACAGATATATTACAGGCGGTGTAGCGTCAAATTTCTCCTGAATCTGCACTATTTTGTATTGAGCTGGGTCATTTGATTTTTTTTGAGTATTCAGAATTACAATGTCAAGAGATTCTATGTCGTCCGCATTCAATGTTGCTGCCGGAATGCTCAATAGTTTTGTTATCTTGTTTCCTGCTGTCTGTGCATCAAAATAGCGTCTCTCTCCAATTGTGCGATTTCCGAAGCGAATGTCTTTGAGCTTGGTGTCTACAATCGTCCTTCCTTCTGTTTTGCAGATGCTCAGCATTCCGTCTGTAAACGTTTCAAACTGTTTACGCCTGGCTCTTGGCATATTCTTCCACCTTCTTTGCTATCTGCAGTCCAACGATCTCGCTTTTGTAGTTTTCCCAAAACTGCTGCAGTTCTCCGGAATACTCATACATTACAAGCTGAAAAATGAGTGTTCTTTCCTGGGTATCCCCCAGGAAATCGCACTCCCCTATTTTTCCGGCCAATGATGCCATGCCCCTTTTTATCATTCCAAGGAGTTTTTCGTCTCCTTTTGGATCGTCCCAGGTGATGTCCAGATAGTTTCTGACATCCTTCAGAAGTTTTGATAAATCATTTTCTGACATAGCACTCATTTTATCACTCCTTGGTTACAGTTACGGTATAAGTCTTTGTCTGCTCTCCGTCTGTGACTTTAACAGTTACAGTATTTGCTCCGGCGGTCCATGTGATCTTTCCACCGTTTGTTACTTTGCTGGATCCCGCAGTAATTTCAATCGCTGCTGTTCCTGATTTCGGAAACGCTGTGATTGTATTTGTTGCAGTTGTTGTTTTTGCTGTGTATGCGTCTGTGTCGCTATCAAATTTCGGTGAGAGAGTTAATCCTCCGATTCTCAGATCAGACAGCAGTGCATTATCTACGTGCTCCTCCTGTTTGCTTACAACCTCGAAGCGAACCGGATGCAGATCTGTAATGTCAAGAACGACAAAAGCATTGTTGTCCAGTGCGAATCCGTGAGCATATAACTTGATAAGATATACTCTTTCATCTTCCAGGAATCTGTATTCATCTGAATACTCAATCTTTCCGTTTTTGGACATTCCTACGCCAAGGAAGTACTTTCCGGCCATTCCGTATACTGCAGTTCCTTCTGTAACTGCTGCCGACTGGATGATTTCCAGAGGAATCGGAAGTGTTGAAACATATACGCCGTCCGGAGACATTGCGCGTGTTGCCGGAAGGATTCGCTTCCAGTAATCCACCGGATTTACAATCATAATCAGGTTATCTACTGTTCTTGCCTGGCCTTTGCTGTTTCTTGCCATGATAGATGTTACATTTCCAAGCTGGATCATATCAAGAGCTGTCATTTTGATAGTCTCTTTTTCCGGATATTCTCCAGACACAACGTTCACTCCGTCTCCTACCTGGCGCGCCATTCCGATTGGCATGTCTTTTCCGGTACCATTTACGATTCCGTACTCAAGTCCATTCGCAAGAGCTTCTGTGAGCACCTGTCGCACATAGTTATCTAACCATGCAGGGCCTAAGTCAAGCATAGCTTTTGAAACTGGCAGGAATGCGCTCAGTTTATCCTGAGTTACGTCTACTTCTTTGAATCCAGATGTCAGTTCTTCAATGATCTTACTGCTGAGTTTGCCCCATGCTGCTTTCTGCTCTCCGTTTGTGTTCAACATCATTCTTGTGAGACCAGTTACAGTTGTCGCATTTAATTTTGACAGCAGCGGATGATTTGTTGTCAGTTCTTCAAATACAGAATCAATGATTGTCTCCGGGAAAACAGTCTCAATATTGTTGAGGGCCTGCTTTGGATCCGAAGATTTCATTGCGTCAATTACTTTTTCGTAATACTCTCTTTCTGCGCTTGTGAGCTGACGCACACCTCTCTGCGCAAGTACATTCATATCACTCTGATTTACAAGCTCTTTCGCCTGTTCAAGCACGTTCTCCTCAATATCCTGGCATAATTCCAGATATGCTTTTGAAAATGCTTCTGAATCATTCTCTTCAACAGCTGCGTTCATTCTGTTGAGGATTTCCGTTCTCTTTAATGCGGCAAAATCTTTATTTTTCATTTTACTCTCCTTTTTTGAATCCCTGCAGAAATCCCTGCAGTGTGTGTTTCTCTGGTTCTTCCGGTTTCTTTCCCGGTTCGGGTTTCTGTCCTTTCTGCATAAGCTCCAGCTGTTCTCTGAAAGACTTCGTATCTTTCATATGCTGCATAACTTCCTGGAGACGTTTCTGCATTCCTTCTTTTGTCGTGTCTCCCTCTGGCGCGTGTCCGTAATCCTCTACCTTGTCGATCAGACCATATTCCAGACAATCATCCGGAGTCAGGAAGGTTTCTGCCTCCATCATGTCTGCAAGCTGCTGTTCTTCCAGATTTGAACGCTCAAGGAAGATTTTCCGATTGCTTGCCGTAAGTACGTCAAGATCATCCGCTGTCTTTCTCAGCTCTCTTGCATTTCCGGATGCAGTTACCCATGGTTCGTGGATCAGTGCTGTTGTTCCTACGCCCATGATTCTTTCGTCACATGCCTGTAAAATCACAAAAGCTACGGAATACGCCACTCCATCAACGATTCCTTTTACATGGCTTCCGGACTGCTTCAAAAGGTTGTAGATAGTTACTCCCTCTTTTACAGATCCGCCATTTGAATTGATATGTAATTCAATCGTATGGTCTTCCGGGATTGCCGCAAGCTGATCGCGGAAATACTTCGCAGATGTCTCGCTTTCGGTATATGACCATGTTTTCCAGTCAAATTCTCCATACGCTGATACATCATCATAGATGTACAACAAATGTACCGCCGGATCTGCTGCCTGCTTAAAACAGTAATTTGTTTTATTCTGTGTTTTTTCCATTCCCGCCATTTTCTCCACCTCCTTCCAGGCTGTTCAATAAATCCTGTACTGTGCTGTAATTCTTTGTAATAAAATGCTGGTTCGCCCATTCCTCATTAATCTGCGGCTGTCCCATTGCGCGCAGGATCATGTTAATCGTATGCGTTCCAGACTGTACCAGCTTGTCAATCTGCGTCGCATTGCTGAATATGTCAACATGCTTAACGTGTGACGTGTCTACCATGCAGCGGCTGCCCTTCAATACGGCTTTCCCGTATTTTTTGCGGTTGATTTCGCTTTCTAAGGATCCGGCTAATGGATCCAGTGCAACAGTCAGTAGTTCGTCTATTGCCTTGCTGTTGTCCTGCACGTCCCCTTTCAGGATTGACGGAGGGATTCCTATTGCCCTCGCTGTAAAGTCGAATACATCATCATACAGTGCTTTTATGTCTCTTGTTGTTGTTTCATTGTAGTTCTTTGATCTGTTCGTTTCTGTGAATGTATACCCTTCGAACAGTGGCAGAACTGCATTTTCACTTTCAAAGAATGTCTTAAAATAATCATTCAGCAACTTTTTGAGAGTATCATCAAAGTTTTTGCTGTTCTGAGCTACGGCTGATATGTCCAGAGTCCCTTTTGAGCCATGTGACTGCATAAAGGTCTTTGCTCCGTACTGGATCAGCTTCGCATAGGATCCATATAGCCCCTGCAGTATCGTATTTACATTTTTCCAGTTCGGTTTTAGGTAAAGAACATCTGTTGACCTAAACGACCTCTGAAAAGTGTAATCATCAATCTGCACCTGACTGTATGTGTTCCCGTACAGTGCGCTTCTGGTTGTACAGAACGAATCTGCCACATAAAGCTGTCCATCTATTCCCGCAACAACCAACGCCTCTCCATTTCTGAACATTTTTTCGATCAGTTTGTCAAAAAACTGCTGTTTATTCTGGTTTCTGTTTGGTTCGTAGTTCCAAGTGTAATATTCGTCACGGAATATTTCGTCACCATTCAGGAATGTACGAATCTCGCATTTTCCTAACATTTTTGCAAGAATCTGAATCGCTCTCTGAAAAGCTAATTCCCTCAGATAAATTTCTGTCATTATGCTCTCGATCGGATTGTCTGCAATCTCAATTCGAGACACATTTTCAACTGACTGCTCTGGTTCTGGCTGCTCTGGTTCTGGCTTCCCCCGTATCAGATTCCTGAATGAAAATCCCAACCTTTCTCACCCCCTTTCAGTAAGTCATTACTCCAATATCAGGCACTGCTGCCGTTTGTGCGTATGGGATCATATCCTCTATCGCCATTGACGCAACAAGCGCCATGAACGGGTCTGTTTTTCTGCTTTTTGCTTCAATTTTCCCGTATACATAGTTTCCTATGTCTGCATCATCTTTCTTTCCTGGTTTCCTCCCGTAGGGAATCATTTTTGTATTGTTCGTCCCCCAGCGGAGCACCGGATTGTCTCCCCAGATAAAATTGTCATTTGCAAAGCAACTATCTATCACTGTTGCAACTCTCATTATGTCTGAGGGCCGTACAAGTTTTAAATTTTTATATACTTTTGCGTCGAATCCGATTTCCCGGAGTGCTGCTGCCAGCAAAGCATATCGGTAATCATCAATCGCAATTCCTTTTATGCAATATTTCATCATTGCTGCCTGAATATAATCAGTGATGATCTCCGGATGTATCTCCACATCATCCACCATTGTCAGCAATCCTCTCCGTCTCCACTCTTCCAGAGGAGCTTTTATCCTTGGAATATCTTTTGACTGGCTACATAACCATGAATGGTTAATGTCGTACCGGATATTTTCATCCCTGAAATGCAGATTTACGGAAACAAGGTCCGTAATCTTCGAGAAGTCAATTCCGCAGGTACATGTCCATCCTGACAGATCCGGTATTTCTCTGTTCGTGAGCTTTATTTTCTCGTAAGAACATACTTTTATGTCTGTGGATCCGCTTGGGATGTTCATTCTCTTTGTCATAAATGCAGTGAGACGTTCCGGATGCGCTAACCAGTCGTTGTACTCTTTTCGCATTTCTCCCATTAATGTCGGGAGATATGGCAAGGACGGGTTTGCCTTTTCCCAGTTCTTTTCGTCGTATACTTCTTTTTTACTGTCCAGTCTGCAGATAAATGGCAGCATACCATTGTCCGGAAGATCATCAAAAAGAATGTCCGTTGCAGTTCCAAGCATATCGTCAAGCGGTCCTTCTCTTATATCTCCCTGTGTGGTGTAGTAGGACCGGCGTGGATGTGGTTTCTTTCCAAGTCCGGTTGTGAACACTTCAATGTTTTTGTAATCCTGGTACTGGTGAATCTCGTTAAACACCACCATGCCGGAGCGCATTCCGTCTTTTCCGGACGGGTTATTTGTACGTCCCAGAATCGTTGATTTCGTTTCTGTTCCTACTACCTTCTCGGATGTCCAGTAATAAAATTTTTTTAATTTTTTCGTGTGTTCAGGCGTTTCAAGAGCTTCCACCACGTCTTTGACGGGTCTTAGTGCCTGATCTTCGTTATTTGCACAAATGTCCACATCATACGCCCTGATTCCGTTGTACGGACTTACCAGGCAGGCAGATTCCCACGCTATTGTTCCGTCCTTTCCTGCGCCCCTTCCAAGCATACAGAAAAGATCTGGCCAGCGCGGAGTCTTCGATACCCTCCAGTATGTGCAATCGTGCAGTCCTACTACAAAAATCTGCCAGGGAAATAACTTTTCAAACGGGAAATATTTTGCAATCCCGATATATTTCGTCAGCTGTTCGCTGTCTGTGTATATGTCTTCGTTTTTGAAACAACTTCTGACGTGTGATACCAGTGCTTTGACTTCCCTGGAAGCTCTGATTTTCTCAGACTCGACGGCCTCCATGAACGCCTCAATGCGTGGATCACAATTCGTCATCATCATCCCCCTTTATTGTTTCTTTCGTTGTCAACTCCAGCTTGTCCAGAATCATCAGCATCTGTTTGTTGACAGCAACCAGATCTTTGACCGACTGGTTCTGTTTTACAATCGTTGCCTTCCCGCTTGCGGATGTGGTCTCAAAGGTCACGCCGCGCTTTTTTATATCTGTTTTTAGCTTCTTTTTGACATCATAGAGGGTCATATAGTCGTCCAAAAGGTCTTTGAAGACGGAAATATCTGCCTGTTTTTTTCTCAGCTGCTCTTTTAAGCTTTCTAATATATCCGCTTTTTTTTCGGCCATTTTTTCACCCCTATTTTTTTATTTTTTTATCATGTGCGACCTTTCGCAGATTTGTCGAGGCCACCCACCGGTCTCCGGCCGGCCGCCAAAAATTGCAAATTTTCCGACGGGGGGGGAGTCAGTCCCAGCGCTCCTCTGTCAGCGGTTCCTGGCGTTTCGTTTTCCTGTATCCATGCACCGCCTCGTGGCAGTCATGGCATAGGCTTATCAGATTTCTTTTACGGGTTCCATGCCATTCATACCAGATGTCCAGAGCCATCTCCGGATGCCGTTTGACATAGTTCACATGATGCACTGTCGTAGCTGCAGTATACTTGTGCTGCTCTTTGCACCTCTGACATTCGTTGTGATCCATGTCCAACACCTGCTGCCGGACCTGCTTCCATCTGCCCCACACATAGAACCTGTGTATATCATTCGCCACGCACCACCTCGCGAACTCTATCTCCTGCTGTGTCATTGTGTCCTCCTAACCAAAAAGAGAGCCTGCTGTTTGCAAGCTCTCCTCGAGGGGAATTATCGTGCGGTTTATCTTTATACCACGCTATCAATATATCACTTATATTGTCCTGCGAGTACCGCAGTTACAGATAGTCTTTTATCAGGTTCTTGTTATTGTTTCTCAGTTGTGCCTGGTACTTCTGTATTGTTTTCTGGAAGTTCTCCATACTCTTTCTGTATGCTTCTACTTTCGCAATGTTTTCTTTCCCGAACATACGGCGGTATCTTGCCTGCATGTTCCTGATCCGAATCAACATTCCTTTCGTCTTGTTATCCTTTAGCAGTACAATATACTTCTTTCCGCACTGTTCACACTGAATGTATTGGATGTCCAATTCTGTATTTGGTATATGTTCTTCCTTTGCAGTCAGCTCCATCTGAGCCTTGCATTTATCACATTCTATCATCTAATCCTCCTTGCTATGATACTGTAAAACCTCCTACGTATTTCGTAAAAGTACGATCTCTCGCATGGAATGCCTCTGGCTTTCATAGTCTGAAATGTACAATATTCTGTTGTCACATAATACAGCAGATATGGATACAGCTCTTTTTCTTTTCCGACTGCTTCCATGGCTGCGTCTTCAATCTTCTTTATCTTGCGTGCAATCTCGGCCGCTTCCATGGCTGCGTCAGCAGTTGAGTCAGAACAGTTATGTGCTCCCGGCTGTCCAGTCAGATTCTGTCCGGCTCTTGTGTCTCTCTTTACGGCCAGCTCCTCTTTCCACTCTGTATACTGCAAGCAATAGTTGTATGCGGTCTGAAAAGCTCTTTTTGATATATTATATTTCTTTCTGTTCAGCGGTCTCACGTTTGGCATTTCTACTCTCCTTTATTTCTCTGCTTTTATATCTGGTCTTCCCATCCCAGTCTCTGTCCGCACTGATCGCAGTAGTTATGTCCATGCTGGTCTGTTGCTCCGCATACCGGACACTCCCAGAGGCCGTCCTCTCTCTGTAAAACTCTGCAAGGGGTTTCTTTTCCTTTCGCAATCAGAAGTTCCTCATAATGTGCTTTTGTTGTGATTATGTATTCGTTCTGTGTCTCAATTTTAGTGTCGCTGCAAAGGAATGGCTTCTGTGCTACGTTATCAATAAATTTCTTTACGTCTCCTATGTCCATAATGGCTTTAAGCCTCAACTATACAATTTTTGCCAAAGATCTTCATAAACTCTGTTCTGCTTCCCCAGTTTTCCTCAAAAGCTCTCTGTCCATCTTCATGCAGCATGGCCATGATCTTCTTATTTGCGTGTACAGCTTCCGGTCCTGTTCCTGCAAGATGATGTATATTGCAGAGATACACCTTTAACCCGTAATGTCCTGAATGTGTCCGATTCGGACACCCTCCAAATATGTGATGTTCCTGGAGTGCCTGGTATCGTCTGTAATTGTTATGCAGTATCATACAAAGATAGCAAGTGCCGCTTTCTTTGCTGTGCATGATACTCGGTCTTTCCGGCTCTTTCTTTTTACTCCTTTTTTTCTTTTTCTGTTTCGAAAACGACTGCATTCTTTCTCTCCTCCAGCTTTTTCCTGTAACTTTCGTGATAATCTTTCAACCAGTGTGTCTGTCTTCTCTGATTAACGATCACTTTTACTTCAATAGCGTCCATTATTGCTCCTTTCTCAGCTAAACGGCAGTTCTTCCTCTATTCCATCCGGAATGTTCATAAATCCATCTGCGCCATCCGCAGGAGCTGGCGGTGGTGTCTGTTTTGGCGGATAGTAAGCCGCTCCGTTGTCTCCAGATGATTTACTTTCAGCAAATTCCTGTTCCTCTACTACAATCTCTGTTGTATATACCTTCTGTCCATCTCTGTTCGTGTAACTTCCTGTCTGTATACGCCCAGAGATTGTAATTTTCAATCCCTGTCTGAAATATTTCTCTGCAAACTCTGCTGCACGTCCGAAAACGACACATGAAATAAAATCTGCCGTTGCTTCCCCGTCTTTGTGAAATCTTCTGTCTACTGCAAGCGTGTATCTGGCTATTGCCAGCGGATTCTCTCCGGTTGTATATCTTACGTCGGGATCTCTGGTTAATCGTCCCATCAAAATTACTTTATTCATTTCTTCTCCTTTGCCATTACTACTCTTGTCCCTTTAATGCGATATGCTCTTGAATCTACCATGTCGGAATCCGTCTCAAGAATATGATCCTCTATCAGCATTGTCATATGTCTGTGGACTGTCTGTTTTGACAGTCCTGTTTCTTTGGCAATTTCATAGATTGCAGGTGGATAACAGTGTGCTTTTATATACCCTACAATGTACTTCAATATTTTCTCTCTGTTTTCCTGTGCTTCTGCTGCCGAATGGTTCATTTCCATCTGCTCCTTCCTGCTTTCCTGCGTTGCGCCAGTTTTTCCGCTGTATGAACCATATTCTTTGTATTTTCCGTATAGTTTCCCGGTTCTGGAATCTCTGACATGCTTATTCCTGCATTTACAAATAAATTTCTAAGGCTCTCAATTACTTTCTGTCCTTTTTCTCCAGCTTCTGCAAATATCTTTGATATTCTTCCTACTGCCTGCCTTAATTCTTTGCTGTCCCAGGAAGCATTTACTGTCGGCTTTCTTCCTCCCCATGGTTTGTTTATCGCCAGGTGATAGCTTTTCCCGGAATATTTCATTTTCTTCGGTGGATTTTTTCCGGTGACCTGTTTGAATAATTTCTTTTTCTGTCTCTTATTCATTTCTTTCCTTTCCCGTTGCCCAGCAGCCGATCACAGACGGATTCAAATTCTAACAATAGTTCGAAATCCTTCTTTCTACTCAACTTCCTGTCAATCTCTTCTACCTTGTACTCTCCGAATATGCGATCCCCGGAGGTTCTTGCATTGTTTACCTGAGCAGTTGTGCAATGCAGTTCTTCCTTGATTTCTCCGCTTGTTACATTCTCCAGAATCAGGTCACCAGATCTATTTCTTACCTCATACAGTTTCTTGACCATTTTTCTCTCCTTAATGTCCTGCAAGGAATGTTTGCATCATTCTAGTTCTCCAGTCTGTCTGATTGCCCGTCCATTTTTCACACTGATCGTCGTCTTCTACCAGACGGCCGGTGCGATCGCAAAGACCACAATCATTTTCCATACAGGTTTTACATGTCTTCTCCATTTTCTTCCTCCACCTCACTTTTCTTTCAGTACTACCTGAATCTGTTTCAATTCTTTCAGGGTTGCTCGCGCAATGTCCAGATGCTCGTCGGATATTTCCTCGTCAATGTATTCCTGGATCAGTTCTTTCAGCATCTCCGGATCCACTACAATTTTCAGATGTTTCACCATCGCTTCTCTAATCAGTTTTGAACACTGCTTGTCTGTCAGGCCTTCTTTGTTTTCAATCTCTTTCAGTGCTTTGTTGTATTTCTCTGTATCGAACTCATAGCAGTCCATCAGCTTGCTTGTGAACTTCTTGCTCCGGTTCGTTGCCAATCGTGCCTCTTCTGCCTTTTCTCTCAGTTCGTCCAGTGTGTCTAAGCTAATTGTTGCCGTACCGTCCATGTCTCCTGTCTCCTTTCTGTTTATTTCTCCATTTCAATTCCACTGTCAATAAGTTCCTGCATTTCTGCGTCCAGAATGCGGACGTAAGTTCCTCTTACCATCCGCATTACTTCCGGGCTTAATTCTTTTGTGTTCTTTTCTGATACCAGGCTTTTAGCCAGGGTGAATACATATGCAACGCTTTCATCTTCTGTAACAGTGTCTTGAAATTCAATTACAAGGATTTTTCTTCCCTCATGGCTTATGATCCATGCGTTTTTTACGATTTCCTTGTGCATTTCAAGGTGAATATAAATCGGCTTTTCCTGCAATTGTTAACCCTCCTGACTTTCGATTATCTTTTTGATGATTCTAAGTCCTCCGACAATTAACTGCTGCCTGTAAATTTCCATCCATGGAAGACCTGGCTCTTTTTCTTCTACTTCAAGAATTTCTTTGAGGTTTCTTTCTTCGTCATACAAATAGCCTGTTATTTCTGTGCTTGTCGGTACCTGAATATCTTTAAGTGCTTCCTCCCATGTGCTCGGAATCATTCCCCAAGTATTTGATTTTTTATCCTGCTGCTTTTCGGCAGCGTTTTCTTCCTGATCTGCTGCTTTTTGGCAGCGTCCTTCCTCCGCATCAAATTCCGGTGAATATGGATTATATAAATTTTTCGCTTCTACGACCAGACGGCCGTACTTCATTGCTACTTTTTCCTTTTTGACCGTAATTTCCAAACCTGCTGCAAATCCCATGAACGAATATTCGACTTCTCTTCCGGAAACTGCGTGCCATCCATACGGTGCTATTTTCTTTTGTACTGCTTTTGCCGCTTCGCCATTGTTCTTGCACTGTCTGCATATCCTCATAATTGTTTTTAATTTATCCGGATACTCCTCAAATAGTGCTTTTACCGCTTCCGCTTCCGTAAGTGTGCTTTGTGGCTTCTCCGGAGCGTCTACGGATACTATGCGGACCGGCTTCTGTTTCTTTCCGCATCTTTTCACCAGTTCCGCAGATAATTCATTCCACGTCAGGCTGTACTGCATTGTACTTTCAGGAGTGAATGTTATCCACTCTTTACTTGCCTGATAATTGAAATGTCCGTTTCTGATCCTGACATCCCGGTACCGGATACTGATTAAGTATGCAGCCATTCTCGTGTCGCATTTGAGAACTCTTTCTCTTTCGCCTTTGTTTAAGGCTTCAAATAATCTTTCTATCTGCAGCTCTGGCTGTACTGGCGTGTCGTTCTCTGGCGGTCTCTGCCGCCCGGTTGCCTGCGCAAGCGTGAACTGTCCCGGAATGTCTCTGTTGTCTTCCTGGAGCTTCTTGAAAGCTCTTACCTCTGCTTGCGTTATGATGTCGTGTTCCATGTAGTGCTCCATAGCCTGCTTCTGATATTTTTCATCCAGATCCGCAAGCTCACGGGCCACGGTGATGTTGATTTTCTCCGCCTCAAACTCCGCCATCCATTCGGCGCTGAGCCTTTTCTGGACTGCGTGGTATCTTTCCATCTGTGTTCCGGATACTCCGATTGTTTCTCTCACGATGTCTCTTGTTTTGCCTTTCAGTCTAGCAAGGTTTTTCAGCTCTTTTATGATCTCCTCGGTATCCAGAGCTTCTCGCATCTTCTCCCAGTCTGATTTATCTCTAAACCGGTTCGCCTGGATAACAGACAGGCGTTCAAGCAACTTTGATATTGCGTCGTCATTTTCCCTTGTTTCCGAACCGTTAATGCAGTTTTCCTCAATCAAATTCTTACGTGCATTATCTTTTACTTTTGTATATTTGCAGTTTATCTTTCGAAACTCTTCATGTCCCTCCTCTACCAGCATCCTGCAGCACATTGTCCGGCAGTGTCCGGAAATTATGTAATCCTCTCCGTCCCTCTCTTCGATCAGGACATCCTGCATCACTCCGAACAGCAGTATAGAGTTTTTCAATCCCTGCAGTTTCTCCGGCTTGACCCCGTAAAAATTCGCTTTCGATGGGATTAGTTTGAACACGTCTCTGTACACCGTATCACTTGAGTTTTCTTCCTGTATCTGTTTCGGACGTTTCGCAACCATATCGGCAAGGTTAAAAGCCATTACTCCTCACCTCCTGATATGTTCAGCTCTGCAATATACTCTGTTACAAGGTCCTCATAGTCCTTTGCAGCTAAAGATCTCGGTGAATACTTCGGAATCGGGATTCTCGCGTATGTACACTCTGATACTTTTCTGGAATATCTGATACGTGTTTTTAACATCGGGTATTCTGCTGCCTGGATCAGCTCCAGCCCTTGTCGCTGCGCTTCGTTTCTTCTGTCGTATTTCGTGATAAAGATCCAATAATTCTCAAGATCTTCGTTCAGGTCCTCTCGCGTATGCCGGATCTGATTGACAAGCTCCGGTAGTCCCTCTCCGGTGTTGTCGTCGATTTCGACAGGAATCAATACATCATTGCACGCTGTCAGCGCATTGATCGTGGAGATATTAATATCCGGTGCGTTGTCAATGATGCAGAAATCATACAGATCCTTGACACATTCGAGTGCGTTCTTGATACGATACTGCTGCGGGCGTGTCTGATCCAGCATGACCGTCTGATTTGCTGTAAGCAGACGCATGTTTGCCGGGAGCACGTCCAGATTCTCAAAATCTGTTTTTTTGATGAGCTTGTGCATCCAGTCTTCCGGATGCCGCGTCGTCATGATCCTGTCAATGCCCTCTCCATCCTGGGTGCGTCGGTTCAATCCTCTCGATGCATCCCCTTGCTTATCGTTGTCAAGCAGGAGCACTCTGTATCCCTGGTTTGCAAGGATGTACGCAATGCTGTTTGATGTGATCGTCTTAGCCACTCCGCCTTTTAAGTTAATAACCGCTACTGTTCTCATAATTTTCCCCTTTTCTTGTTGTTATTCTTTTCTTTTTCCGTAGCTACATCCGTCCCCTGGTTTCAGTTTTCTGCGTATTCCCTCTACACACTGGCAATAGCCTATGTTTTCTGGTTCTGAGTAATATCTGTACTCACATTCTTCGCAGAGTACAATATGCTTGTACCTGTCCATAAGTTTCATAGCCTGGCTATGGTCAAAGTGATTGATCTTGTCATATTCTGCTTTGATCCCGTCTGTATGCTTCTGCAGTTCACAGTAATGGCAGAAATAATCCAGTTCCTCCTGGTTTAAATCTTCTTCTCTGTATCTGCAGATATTGTCGCAGATATATTCTTCCAGAGCTTCAATGTTTGTGTCTATTCCGTCGTCCTCTTTCTTCGTCGGCTCGGCGCATCCATTCGGGTTTGCCGTTCTCTGGCTCGCTGTCAAAATAAATTCCTCCTTTCTGGTCTTTGTAATACGTGAATTTATATCCTGATCTAGTGATCGTGCCTATGTATTCCATGTCAGCCGGGTTCTGTTCTGGTCTCAGGCTCCATCCCTTTCCCCATATCTCCTCCATCTTTTTTCATTTCCTCCTGCATCCATACGGAGTATGTGTGTTTTCCAGAGTGAGAGGATATCACGATGCTGCACTCTTTTATCTTTCTGCAGATACTCTCCCATTCCTTAGCGTTCTTTATCGGTTTGCCTTTTGTATCTTTGAAATCTGTTGCTGCCATTTCATCTATTTTCAGGATCCGTGCTGCAACAAACGCGTCTTTTGTATATACGCATACCTCACATTCTTTGTGGAATCGTACAAGAGCTTCTTCTAGCGCCTGCAGATTGCACTTGTGATATGTTCCCTCTGCTGATCTGAACCCTACACGGGTTACTGGTATGCATCTTCCGGCCATGGCTTCAAGTACATATCCGTATTTTCGCCAGGTGCATTCCTGGGTCTGCTTGTCTGTCTCCAGATATATATTTACTTTCATGCCCTTATTCCCTCTTTTTCTTTACTTTCTTTTTCTGCTCCTGCTTCTTTGGCAGCCTCTTCGTGCGGATCAGTGTGTACGTGCGGTATGGTTGACCGGTCACGCTGTTGATGTCTTCGTGAAAAGAGTCTTTTTCCACTTCCCACCCTTTCGGGATTCTGACTTTTCCCCATGTCTCCCAGTGCTTATGCACTTTTTCATCCGGCTCCGGAATTGGCAGGTTCCTCGACGCTGAATAACTCGCCTCCCTCAACCTTGGCTCTGTATCCGGTGTCTTTGTTATGTACGCTGCCAGATCAGCAAACTCACCTTTTTCATACATGAGTTTGTTTTCCACCTGTCCATGCGGCCATGCCTTTCGCAAAATGATGTCGGTATCCGGAATCCTGTTCACTATGATGTGTATGTGCCAGGCTCCTCTTGTGCCTACCTCAATGTTGCGCATCCATTTCAGCTCTGCTCCCCGTTTCTTGTATTCTCTCCGGAGAACCTGCAGGAATGCTTTCCAGTCTTCCTTTGCCGCTTCCATGGACGCCGGTCTCTTGTCTATTGCATATGACAGTCTGGAGAAATAATCATCCACGTCGAAATTGTTCCGGAGCTTCCAGCGCGCCAGCCTCTCCCGGTTATACTGGTTTCTCTTCTTCATCTGCTCCGGGGTGGCTTTCTTCTTCTCCTGCCTCTTCTGTTCCGGTGCTCCATACCTTGCTGTATGATACTCATACACCTCTATGACATTCCGGAACCTCATTCTCATACTTTTGTAACTCATATAAGTCCCCTTTTGAATCCATCTCTAATACTTCTAGCAAGTTTGCAACAGGGGTTTCTCTCCCCTGCTTTCAGGCTTGCTTTTTTGAGTTTTCAAGGATCCGGCATTACAATGATATAAAGATCGTTACACATGATTCTGAGCTGACATTTGTTGCATGTATGTCAGCTCATTTAGTTTACATAATACCGTGCTGTTTTTTCTTGACTTCACAATATGTTTTCGCTGCTGCTTCCGTCATATTCCCTGGAGTATCAATGTGGTGTGCCTCGAACTCCATTGCCTCTCTGAAATGCGCTACAACTAATTCTGTTTCCGGATTATCCTTTCGCATATCTTTTGCGATTATCTCAAGCGCATTGATAATAAACGGCATATCTCCGTTTGGTGCTGGAAAAATAGCGTCTGCAATTTTGTTCAACCACATTGTTTGTCTTTCAAACACCAGTTTAAGCAGCTCACCGCTTCCAGCCTCCTTTGTTGCTTCTCCTATTTTCTTCATAAACTCTTCATATCCATTAAAATCACTTTTAAGCATATAATCCTCCTTGACATTTCTTTTCAGGTTCCTTATACTATTTACAAAAGTTGTTTTTTCTTTTTGGCTCCCACGTCTGCCAACGTGAGAGTCTTTTTTATGTTCTCGAATATATCTTCAATCCAGAGCATGAATATGAATGCGCACACGCTTATCGCAAGTGTAAGCATAATCGCCTGGATCCTGCTGCCGATCTCCCAAACCGGCAGCATTGAGATCAGATACCCTGTCAGCATTGATGTGATTACTTTTCGTTCCATTTCTGCCTCCTTATGCTGTTTCCTCTTTCTTTGGCTTTTCTTTCACCTTTACGGTGATGTCAACGCCATGCTTCTTTGAGAGGATCATGGCAAGGGTTTCGTAAAATCTTACCGTATTGAATGTTCCTTGCGTTTCCATCTTCTTCCCCCTCCTAAAACTCAAATTCTACTGCAGGAGCTGTCGGCATTGGTGTATATCCGCCAGCCAGCTCCAGGCGTCTTATTGCTTTGCGTCGGCTTGCTTCGCTGTTGTCCCAGGCATATTCGTATCCATCCGGAGCCGGTCCACGTTTTGTTTTCCCGTTACAACGATCAGTGATAGCTTGTCGACTCAAAAAATTCTTTTTCGCTGCTTCTCTCGCAGATCTGTAATATTCCACATCCTGTCCGCAACTGTCCAATTTCACGACTATTTTATTTCTGGAACTGTAACCGGTCAGCTTTCCAAGTTCCTGTCTGGGTATGTATGCTATATTGTTTATGTGATTCTCAGACTGCATTCCGTTCTTATGATACGGAACCGCACCGTCAGGAACAGGTCCTAAAAACGTCCTTGCAATCAGGGAGAGAACTATCTCCTCTTTCGCTTTTCCGTCTTTTGTGAGCTTCACAACCAGGCGCTGACTCCCTTTCATTTTTTTGTGATAGGGAGTCATGCTGCGAAACTGTCCGGATTTCAAAGTTCTCCGGATGTTCCCCTCTGTGCTCGCCTGGTATTTGCCGTCATATCCTGGAATATCTTTCCATCTTTCAATCAAGGTCGTCCCTCCCTTATGCCGGCTTTTTCTGAGCCGACATGCTTGCACCCACCTTGACGCCTTTCAGGAATGTATCCATCAGTGTCTGCTTTGTGATGTTTACAGACTGCAGAAACGCTGTCAGTTCTTCGGCTTCGGCTTTGTCTTCCATGCTTAACATTACTTCCATATTCTTCTGTGACATATCTTTCGCCCCTTTCTGGCTTACCTCATCAGTGAACACGTTGCCATCGTGTCCAGACGGTCATTGTTGACCGTTTCGGCTATTCTTCTTTCCATTGGTATGATGTACATGCTATACACTGTTTACACTTTTCCAGTGGTTCATCTGATACTTCACCTCCGAATCCCATGCAGGTTCCATCGCTGTCTCTTCCTGCACTTCCAATCTTTTGCTGTATGCTGCATGTCTGGATCCGCTTCTCTATCCTGCACTCTTTACAGATGATTTTCTTTCCAACTGTGCATCCTTTCTTTCTCGCATACTTAGCAGCCCATGCCCTGCTAACTCCGTCATTATTGGATGTCCAGCCCATAACCCATTTGCCGCAAATATCGCAATATACATCCGTATCTACCTTTCTTGTGATTGCCATTTATGTTGTGCTCCTCCGTTTCGGCTTGTACTTTTCTTTCTTCTCTCCTATACTTTAGCTATCAGTCTGTACCAGAGACTGAAAACTAAAGAAAGGAGACCACTACATGAGCGAAAAAGAAATTGCAATTCATAATATTGCTCTGCTTTACAGTATTCATAAGGAACTGCACCCTGATGATACTGAAATGACTCTTGAAATGATCGCTGCTAACTACAGCAGAACTGTTTCAGAAGTCAAGGAGATTCTTCTGTAATCTCGCAAATAGCGAATGGTTTCAGCTTTCTGATCCGTTCGCTATTTTGTTTTATCGCAGATTCTAAATACTTTGGAAGTAACTCAGCTTCTCCCTGAGTCCATCCGCACTCCTGCATTTCTTTTAAAATCTGCCTTGCTG